AGTCCGGTGATTTGCGAGTTTCTATCGAGTCTCGTGGATACGGTTTGGGCAGAGGAGTATAAAGATCCACTGTCGACGCGGCCTAAAGAATTTCATGACGCCTTCGCAACATACGGGCGTGAAACGCAATCGCTCGAGCCTATTGAATCGGTGTTTGGCAAGGATTTGACGAACAAGAACGCTGCCGCGTTTGAGCGGCTGGGTTAAAAGGGGAAAGTAATGGGTGGAACGAGTTTTCCTACGTCTAATAAAATGGTTCGTTGCGGGAACGCGGTTGCTGTCGGTACTTCTACGCTTGACGGTGACGGCGTTGATACCTCTGGTTTCCGTGAGGTGACTTTCATTGTAGCGTTTGGCGCTATAACTGACGGTACGCCTAACGTCCATGTTCAAGGGTCCGACGATGACGCGGCGACTGACGCCTATTCCGATCTCGCGGCTTCGGAAGTGGATACGTTGGATACTGACGATAATAAGCTCGTGTCTGTCACGGTGCGGGTAGCGGAAAAAAAATGGAATAGGGTGCAGATCACGCGGGGCGGCTCGACGGGTTCGGTGGTTGACGGGATTATTGCCGTGCTCTCTCTGCCTACGGTGATGCCGGTCGTCCATGATGCTTCCGTCGCTGTTCTTGGAAATCAATATCGGCCGGCGGAAGGGACTAAATAGGCGATGCCGGGGCCGGCGCCTACGCCTACTAAGCTCAAGCTGCTGCGAAATAATCCGGGCAAGCGGAAGCTTAATCGTGCGGAACCTAAACCGACAACGGTCAAGAGTGTTCCGGCTGCTCCGGTATGGCTCGGCCGGCTGGCGCGGAACGAGTGGCGGCGCGTGGCTCGTGAGCTCGTTGCGCTGCGGATGCTTTCCACTGTCGATCTATCGCTTTTGTCTATTTACTGCTGCGAGGTGGAACGCTATAGGGATGCTCAAGCTTTCGTTGTAGAAAACGGCTCAAGCTACGTGATTCGGGATAAGGATGGCGCGGTGCGCTACGTGGCGCAATTTCCTCAAGTCGCTATAGCTCGAGCTGCGGCGGATGCTGTGCGGAAGCTAGCTAGTGAGTTCGGTTTTTCTCCTGCGTCTCGGTCGCGGATACAAGTCGCGGACGCTCCTGCGGACGTTTCTCTCGTGGATTCATTACGCGATGCGGCGCACAAGCGGGCCTAGCGATGGCGATCTTATCGCTATTGTTGGCGGGTATATCGAGGGCGTTACCTCGGGGGCTCGTTGCGTCGGTAAGTATGAACGGCTCGGAGTCGAACGGCACCTTCGGGATTTGGCGGACGGTCGCGGCGTGCTGCGGTTTAATGAGAAGCGTGCGCTTCATATTCTCCGGTTTACCGTTACGCTCGTGCGTCACACTAAAGGCGAATGGGCTGGTCAGAAGTTCGAGTTTACGCCTGCGTGCGGTTGGCAAGCGTTTTTGCTGTGGTCGCTGTTCGGCTGGGAGCGGCTTAGCGACGGGGTTTGGCGTCGTCGTTTCCGGGCCGCGTATGTGTCAATTGCCCGAAAAAATGGCAAGACGATGCTAGGCGCGATCATCGGTTTATATCTTTTAGCGTTCGATGCGGAACCTTCGGCGGAAGTGTATTTCGCTGCCACTAAAAGGGAACAAGCTAAAATAGGCTGGAAGCAAGCGGCGGCAATTGTCAAGACGTCGCGTTCGAAGGATTTGCGGCGGCTGATCCGTATCGTCGATTCTCGTTCGAACATGCACGTTGTGACGGATGACTCTGTTTGTGAGGCTTTGGGGCGTGACGCGGATACGCTCGACGGGCTGAATCCTTCCGGCGCAATCGTCGACGAGCTCCACGCGCATAAGGATCGGGATACGTGGGATGTTCTAGAGTCGGGTATGGGCGCTCGGCGTGAACCTTTAATGTTTGGTCCGACGACTGCTGGAAGCGTGCGAGCTGGGCTCTGCTGGGATCTAGATCACGACGGCGTGAGGATTCTCGAGGAAGTTATCGAGGATGATACATTATTCGTTTTCATCTCGAGGATCGACGAGGGTGACGATTGTCTAGACCCTGCGGTATGGCCTAAAGCTAATCCTAACCTGGGGGTTAGTGTCTATCCTGAAAAGCTGCGGGATGCTGCGCTAAAGGCGGAGAATAATATTGCCTGGCGCTCGGAGTTCCGCCGAAAACATTGTAACGAGTGGACGGAAGCGGATACGGCTTGGTTGCCTCTCGAGCGCTGGGATCGTTGCAGCTCTGGGCCGATAGTCGAGGAGTCGCTCCGTGGGCGTCCGTGCTATGCGGGTCTTGATTTAAGCTCGACGTCGGATCTGTCTTCGTTAGTGTTGGTCTTTCCGCCGCCTGATGGTGCCGAGTCGCCGGATGATATTTGGTCGGTGCTGCCTCACTACTTTATTCCGAGTGAGAATGTCCCTGCGCGGGTGAAAACTGATCGCGTTCCGTTTGACGTTTGGATAGATCAAGGTCTGGTGACGGCGACTGATGGTGACGTCGTGGACTATTCGTCTATTCGTCGTAAGGCGGTCGATCTCGGCGCGAAGTATGACATTAGGGAGATTCCGATAGATCCGTACAATGGGTGGCAACTGGCTTCTGAGCTCGCCGGCTGCGGGTTCGATGTCGTTCAATGCCGTCAAGGCTGGGCAACGATGTCCCCGGCGATGAAGGAAACTGAAAAGCTGATCCTTTCCGGGAAACTAGATCATGGCGGCTGTCCTGTACTGCGCTGGCAATTTCGGAACGTTTCGGTCAAGACGGATGCCGCGGGCAACATTAAACCTGATAAGCAGAGGTCCGCTGATCGTATCGACGGGATCGTATCTCTGATTATGGCTGTCGGTAGGGCGACGGTAAACGTTCAAGACGTTCGTCCGCAACTGTATACATTCAACTTCGGCGCGGGGGCTTAACGTGGGGATTTTCGATCGGATGCTTTCGGTAGTTGGGCTCGTGAGGAGGAGTGTTGTTCCGTCGGAGTTCCTGATAGGCGCCCGTAATGGCGTGCGTTCGGCTGCCGGCGCTCTTGTCGACGTGAACGCTGCTATGAAATCCGCGCCTTTTAAGCAGGGGATTCGGCTTGTGTCGTCGACTATCGGCTCGCTTCCGCTGTTTCTTTACGAGTACTCGGCTGGGAACGATAATACGTCGAAGCTTACGTCCGACGTGCGCTATCGGCTTCTTCATAGTCGGCCTAATCGGCGTATGACGTCGTTTGTATTTCGCCGGACGTTGCAAGCTTTGGTTATGACGCAAGGCAACGCCTATGCTGAGGTTATTCGAGCTCCGGATATGTCTCCGGTATCTCTCGAGCTGCTGCCGGCTGGCGGGACTAAGCCGGTACGCGTGCTCGAGGACGGCTCTCTTTTATATTCCGTGACACGAGCTGGCGGTCGGGTCGCTGACGAGCTCCACGGGGATAACGTCTTGCATCTGTCTGGGCTCGGGTTCGATGGCTTGCAAGGGCGTGACGAGGTGCAGGACGCTAGCGAAACGCTCGGGTTAAATATTGCGTCGGAACAATTTGCGTCAACCTTCTACGGGAACGGCGCGACGTTGGGTGGGATTCTGAAAACGGATCAAGCTATTGATAAGGAAACTGCTAAAGCTTACGCGGAACAATTTAACGCTAATCATCAAGGGTCTGCTAAAGCTCACGGGGTGTCGGTGACTGGTCACGGGCTCGAGTATAAACCTGTCGGGGTGGAGCCTGAAAAGGGGCAAATGCTCGAGTCGCGGAAGTTCCAAGTGCTCGAGACGGCGCGGCAGATGGGCGTGCAGCCGCATCTATTGTTCGATCTCGAGCGGGCGACGTTTTCTAATATAGAGCAACAATCGCTCGAGTTCGTGATTTATACCCTACTGCCGGTATTGGTGATGTGGGAGCAGGAGCTCAATCGGAAGCTGCTTACGCCTGCCGAGGAGGGTAAGCGGTTTTTCGGGTTCAAGGTCGACGCTTTACTCCGCGGGGATCAAGCTTCACGCTATGCGGGGTATGCGATAGGGCGTCAATGGGGCTTTCTGTCGGTCAATGATATACGGCGGCTCGAGGATATGAATCCTATTGGGCCTGCCGGGGATCAATATTTAGTTCCCGCAAATATGGGAGACTCTGCTTCCGCCGGCGGGAAGTCGTTTCACGGGCTAGCGTCCGTTGGGGGTCTGTAAATGTCGGATGTGGTCGGAAAAGGCGTGCGCCGCGGGCGGTGCGAAACGGATACGCTCGTGCCGTTTGGCGATTTGAAATATTTAACGCCTGACTTGCGGGATACGGTTCGCCGGCAGCTTATTTGCGGTGCGGCGGGGCCGGCGATCGACGTTCCTATTAAGGGCGCGGGTGAGCTGCTCGAGTGTGGCCGGCTGACTAAGCGGGAAACGCCGGCGGGTGACGAGCTCTGGCAAGTGGAAAAAACCTGTGTTGTTCGGTCGTCCACGGTCAAGGCTGACGGAACGGTCGAAATTATTGCGTCTGACGCGACGGTCGATCGATTTGGCGACGTTATCGACGTTGCCGGCTGGGATCTCGCGGCGTATCGGAATAATCCGGTCTTGCTGGTAGATCATGATTACACCGTAGCTTCAATTGTCGGCTACGCGGTGAACGCTCGAGCTGCTGACGGTGCGCTGCGGATTACGGCGAAGTTAGATCCGGCGGGGACTAACGCGACGGCTGATATGGTGCGTCAAAAGCTCGAGTCGGGCTCTTTGCGGACGGTTTCCGTTGGGTTTCTTCCTGTTGACTGGGAGCCTATTGTTTCTGCTGAGGGCTCTCGGACGGGCGTTAGGTTTCTCAAGTCGGAGCTGTTGGAAGTGTCTTTTGTCGCTGTTCCGGCAAACCCGGCGGCGTTAATTCAACCTGCCGCGGCAAGCGGCAACTGTAAAGGGGTGACTTTGATGAGTGAAAGTAGCGCGGCGCTTCCGGCAGCTGAGGGTAAGCCGGACCATAAGATTGCAGATTTGGTTGAAGCTCAACGCTGGCAAGCGGAGCAAAACGAACGGATGGCTAGGAAAATGACGGAAATAGCTGATCGAGGTGAAAGTACCGACAAGTGGATTCGGGATATCGAGTCTCGGCTACAGTCTTTTCGTGGTCGCGGCTCGTCGCTATCGATAGCGTCGACGGATTTTCTACGGGATGCTATCCCGGAACGGTTCCGCCAGTTTACTCCGCGGTTTGCGGCGTCTTCCCGGAAGTCGCATCGTGATGACCCTGTTCGGGCTAACGCGATGTCTTCGTGGCTCAAGCTTGCTGGGCAGCTTCAACTTCGTCATTACGCTAGAATCCATAGTTCGATTGCGCTCGAGCTGGATAAGCTGACGCTCGCGCTAAATGGCGGGATCGAGACGCGGGCCGCGATGCAGGAGGATACGCCGGGTGAGGGCGGTTACGCTGTTCCGGCGCCTCTCGAGGGCTTGGTCTTGCGTGCGCTCGCGGACGTTGGCGCGGTGCGGCCGTTGGTTCGTCAGATTTTGATGACGAGCAAAACGCTAGATTTCCCCGGCGGTGATAATGCGGTGACGGCGGCAATTATCGCGGAGGAAGGGACGATTACTGAGAGTAACGAAACGTTTACTCAACGGCAGCTCGTTGCAAAAAAGTTTTGCGCAATTGGTACGGCTAGCATGGAACTGGTTGCGGATGCTTCAATCGATGTGCTGGACTATTACCTGGAACTGGCCATGGAGCAAATTGCGCTTCTCGAGGATGACGAAGCGCTCGAGGGCGACGGCAGTACGGTACATTTCACGGGAGTTAATGCGGCTTCGGGTGTGAACGCTGTAGCTTCCGGTGCGACGGACGCGACTATTTCCGCTAACCTTGCGGCGGCTAAGTTCAAAGGTCCTAAAGCAAGTCGGCGTAATGCGGCGTGGATTATGCATAGTCAGCTCGCCGGCTACCTCGCCGGTGTAGCGGATTCCAATGGCAAGCCGTTGCTTAATACCGCGGACGTCGGGCTGCTGCTCGCGGTGCTTGGAACGGGTGGGAACATTATCGGCAAGCCGGAAGGGACGATTCTTGCTGATCCGGTGTATACGTCGGATGAGATTACTATCACGTCGGGAACGCCGGATACGGCCAATGCTTATTACGGGAATTGGCAGGGCGTCATTTTCGGGGATCGTGCGGGAAC